GCAGACGGCAGTTTTCCTGTCGTCGTGTTCGATCCGCCGCACCTGGAGCGCGTCGGCCCCAACGGCTGGCAGGGCAAAAAGTACGGGAAGCTCGACCGCGAAACCTGGCGCGATGAACTGCGTACCGGGTTCGCTGAGGCCTTCCGCGTTCTGCGGCCACACGGCGTGCTGATCTTCAAATGGAACGAAACCCAGATACCCGTTAGCCAGATCATCGCCCTCACTGATGAAAATCCGGCTATCTGGCAGCGCACCGGCAAAAACGATAAGACGCATTGGATCATCTTCGTGAAGGGGGCCGAGGCCCAGGAGAAAGCATTATGAGCATGGCAAACGACACATACGAATGCTGCAGAAGGAAGTGCAAGCTGGTTCACCTGCACTCCGAGCGCGTCATGGTTGAAGGTAAGCCGATTGGTGGCGTGCCTGTTAAGGATTCAACCTGTCCACGCTGTGGCTGCAAAGAGTTCTATATCGTTAAGCGCGATGATGAGGATAGCGAGTGATGGACAATAAGCTGAACGAACTGAGCAAGCCGGTGGCGTGGACTTGGCATGCATACGGTCTGCAACATGCCACAACGGAAGAAGACGAACGTGATGAGCTTATCGCTGATGGAGTCGAAAATTCCCCACTCTACTCGCAAGAGTACGTCTCCGCCCTGCTGGCAGAGCTGGAAGCGAAGGATAAGCGCATCGCCGAGCTGGAAGCCAAGCTGGCTACGCCGGTGCGGTTGCCTGACATACGCCAATCATCTTCCGGCGACAGATATCAATGGTCTGATGGTGCACATAACTACCGCCTGGATGTTATCTCAATGCTTCTTGGTGCTGGTCTCACTGTAGCCGTAGATGGGGATGATGCATGACACTAACGACCGAGCAGTTGAGCGCTGTTGAAACAACCAAAGAGTTTCGAGCGCTACTGAAATACATGCGGGCAATAGCCAAGGCAGAACCAGAAAGCGCAAAGGAGAAATGCGAATTAGAGTCAGGCCTATGGCAGTACGCCAGCCAAAAGACTATCAAGGCCATCGTGGAGCATATCGACGCACTGGAATTTGCGGTGGCGGCTAACCGGGAGGCGCAGCCGGTGGCATGGGAAATGCGCTACTGGAACAGCGGCCACAACATGTGGGGAGACTGGGAGCGCATCACAGCAGAGCTACACGCAGAGATGAGCGTGCAACACGCGACGGACAACGATTACGAGTTTCGTGTGCTGTGCACCGCCCAGCCAGTGCGAACAGTGCCGGATGGTGGGGAGTAAAATTAAAGGTCGCGAAGGCGGCCTTTTTTAGTGCCTCGGCCTTTTGTTTGACGTACAGCACAAAAATAACTACTGTTTATATGTACAGTATTTTGGTGCAATATCATTGCGGTACACAATAAAGAGATAGTTAATTGATTGATATTGAAGAGTTGATTAAGTCATTGCCCAATACCGGGAGAGTAGTAATAACATGTGAAAAAGGCTCAATCACAGGCACTCGCATCGTTAAGGAAAACGAGCATATAGTATCATTTAACGCGTTGATTGATTTGGCAAAATCCGCAGGTTATTCAGTTGTGAGACCTGATGGAAACGCGCTATAATTAACGGGCTGGACTGAACACCCAGCCCGTTCGAATTCTGAGCAACTGCTGCGCCACCGGAGAAAGCCCATGGCGCAGTATTCGTTTGTAAAATCCGCAGGAAATTTGTTAGTGCCGGCCACCCCGGACGCGATCGAATTCCTGAAAACCAAAGTGAAGATCGGCGCCGTTCTGTATGCCGATTTTAGCCAGGCTCGCAACCCGGCATTTCACCGCAAGTATTTCTCCCTGCTGAATCTCGGCTTCCAGTATTGGGAACCGACCGGCGGTGCCATATCGCCGACCGACAAAGAGCTGATCACCGGTTACGTGAAATTCCTCGCGTATTACGCCGGGAACGAAAGCACGCTGCAGGCAGCCGCCGACGAATATCTGCAGGATGTGGCAGAAAAGCGCGCCGGGAATATCAGCGCCGCAAAATCGTTCGAGGCATTCCGCGCCTGGGTAACGATCCAATCCGGCCATTACACCGCATACCAGATGCCGGATGGCAGCGAGCGCAAAGAACCCCGCAGCGTATCGTTCGCAAAGATGGACGACATCGAGTTTGCCCAGCTCTACAAAGCCACCATCGATGTGCTCTGGAATTTCATTCTGTTCCGGGCGTTCCCAGATCAGCAGGCTGCAGAAAACGCCGCCTCCCAACTGCTCAGCTACACGGCATAGGGGGAACCATGGCGACCAAAGACGAAAAACAATGGTTATCCGACGTGGCAGAGCTTGGCTGCGTCGTCTGCCGCAACCTGGGTTACGGCCCATCCCCTGCAGAAATACACCATATCCGCACAGGACAGGGCACAGCACAGCGCGCCACCCATAAGCAAACTCTCCCATTATGCCCACCGCATCACCGCACTGGCGGCCACGGTGTAGCTGTACACGCAGGAAGGAAAACATGGGAGAAGAATTACGGCTCTGAGCTGGAATTGCTGGAACAAGTCACAAGGGAAGTGGAGGAATTGCGCGAATGCAGAATTTAATCCTATCCCTAAGAGCAGCAGGAAATAGCGAAAAGTCAGAGGGCGCCCAGCGGTGGAAAAGAACAAAATCCTGTTTGGCCCATCTTCTTGCAATGGCCGGCGGCGCGTTCACCCCTCTCTATGCTCGCGCACGCGCGCGTTTAGGGGGCTGATTATGCCTCTCGTCGCAACATTCCGCACCGACTGGTTTCGCGTGATTACCGATATCAACCGCACCCGCATGGCAACGCAGAGCATCGCGGAGGAATTGGGCGTATCGAAATCTGCCGTTCTCGGCTGGAAATCGGGATCTGAGCCGCGCCATGGAGACGGTGAGGCGCTGATCGCTCTCTGGTGCCAAGCGACAGGCTCAGACCGTGGCAGCCTGCCGACGGTGCTTTACCGGCAATGGTGGACATTCAAGCGCCCGGTAATTGGTCGGGAATCCGACCGCAAGCAGGGCAGACAATGACCGCTCATCAATCCACGGAGTAAACGCAATGGGACGACCACGTAAAGAAATCCAAACCCCTGGACAGGAAAATCAGCGGCCGGAAGAAAACGCCACTGACGCACTGCTGTTGAATTCTGTCGTGCAGCAGCCCGCAAATACGCCGGAACAGCTGAACTCCGCCACCGCTGGCGCCACGCTGATTACCGCAGGCGAGCCGGAACCTGCCGGCGATGACAAAACAGCGATTCTGCAGCAGCGTGTTGCGAAGCTGCTCGACGGCGCAACACTGGAGGAGCGTAACGTGATCCTTTCCGGCCTGAATGAACAGGGCGCAGCAATTATCGCTCGATTCGAAAGGCTGGAGTTCCTCGACGCTGACGATCACCGCCTGACCGATAACCTCGAATTCCTCACCCTGGTGAAGAAAGCCACCGATGTGGCAACCGGCGGCGCCGGACCGATGGTGACGAACGAAGAGGGCAAGAAGCAGCCAGCACCGGGCAAACCTGTTTTAACCGAACACGGCTGGCACGTACCAGGCTAAGGAAACCGTTATGTGTGGATCTACACCGAAAGTTGTGCAGACCGACCCGCAGGCAGAAGCCGACGCAGCAGCAGACGCCGCGGCTAAATCTGCAAACGCCGACGCCGCAAGCCGTAAAAAGCGCAAGAAAGGCTCCTCACTGCTGGCCAGCGGCGCAGAGGGGGCCGCAGATGCCGGTGATTCACTGCTCGCAAGTGGTGCTCAGGCGGCAGGCAACAAATCAACGCTGGGGGCGTGATTGATGGACGACACCGCCGCAAGGCTGATTAAACGCGTGAACACGCTCAAGGCTTCTCGCCAGATGCACGAAAGCGTCTGGCGGGAGTGCTACGACTACACGTACCCGCTGCGCGGCGCTGGTTTCTCGTCTGAGGTGCTGGACGCCCAGAGCGCAAAGCACAAGGTTGCCAAGCTACTGGACGGCACGGCGACCGATAGCTCGCGCATGCTCGCGTCTGCTCTCATGTCCGGCATGACGCCGGCTAACGCGCAGTGGCTGAATCTCGACAGCGAATCCCTGCCGGACGACGCCAAGGCGTGGCTTTCTACCTGCGCAACGCTGGTTTGGGAAAACATCCACGCGGCCAACTTCGACGCCGAGGGCTACGAGGCAAATCTCGATGTGGTATGTGCCGGCTGGTTTGTGCTGTACGTCGATGAAGACCGGGACGAGGGCGGCTATTCATTCCAGCAGTGGCCGCTGGCGCAGTGCTACGTTGCATCGACCCGCAAGGACGGCATTGTCGATACGATTTTCCGCTGCTACCAGCTGACCGCCGAGCAGGCGATCGCCGAGTTTGGCCAAGATGCGGTAAGCGAGAAGATCCGCGACGCTGCCAAGAAAAAGCCAGACGACAAGTTTGATTTTCTGCATGCGATCTTCCCGCGTACGAATTACATGGTTAACGCGCGCCTGGCTAAAAACCTTCGCTTCGCGTCGTACAACATCGACGTGACCGCCAAGAAGGTGGTGCGTGAATCCGGATATCACGAATTCCCATGCTGCGTGCCGCGCTGGATGAAAATCCCCGGCGGTTCGTACGGCATCGGCCCGGTTTATGACGCGCTGCCCGATTGCAAGGAGCTGAACGAAACCAAACGCATGGAGAAAGCTGCGCAGGATTTGGCGATTTCAGGCATGTGGATCGCCGAGGATGACGGCGTGCTTAATCCTCGCACCGTCAAGGTGGGGCCGCGCCGCATCATTGTGGCCAACAGCGTCGACAGCATGAAACCACTGCTGACCGGCTCCGATTTCAACGTCGCATTCACCGCTGAGGAACGTCTGCAGGCGTCAATCCGCAAGATCATGATGGCCGACCAGCTGCAGCCGCAAGACGGCCCGGCCATGACGGCCACCGAAGTGCATGTGCGCGTCGCACTGATCCGCCAGTTGCTGGGGCCGGTATACGGACGATTCCAGGCGGAATACCTGCAGCCGCTTGTCGAGCGCTGTTTCGGTATCGCGTTCCGCGCTGGCGTGTTCCCTGAGCCGCCGGAGAGCATGAACGCCGCAAACTTCAACGTGCGTTATATCTCGCCGCTGGCGCGCGCACAGAAGCTGGAGGACGTCACAGCGATTGAGCGTTACGCCCAGAACGTTATGCAGCTGGTGCAGGTTTACCCGGACATTATCGACAACATGGACAGCGACGAAGCAAGCCGCGTTGTCGGCGAGGCGCTGGGTGTACCGGCCAAGGTTATGCGCTCGTCGGCGGACGTGTCCACGCTGCGCGACCAGCGCGCTAAGGCGCAGCAGCAACAACAGCAACAGGCATTGCTGATGCAGGCCGGCCAGCAGGCGGCAGGCGCGGCAGGACAGAGCGCTGGTGAAGCAATTGGCCAACAACTGGCGGGGGGTTGATGGGCATCAAGAAAGTTTCACCACTGGATTACAAGCGGCTGTTTGAAGAGACGGCCGGCGGCGCCGAGGTGCTGGACGAATTAACCCGGCGTTTCGGTGGATCAATTTTTGTGAAGGGCGGCCCTGAGGGTGACCGCCAAACCTGTTTTAAGGCCGGGCAACGTGACGTGCTCGATTTCATTTTGCGCCAGCTTAATCTGGCAGACGGAGTAAACGACGATGTGGAAGCTTAAACACCTTTTCATGAACGCAGATGCAGGCGCTGACGCTGGGGGTAATGGCGATGCGGATAAACCAGATACTGGTGATGCTGGCGGCAATTCTCTGCTCAGCACCGGTGCCACTGACCAGGCGGCCGAGGGTGATTTTATTCCTGAGAAGTACCGCACCAGCGGCGCTGATGGAAAATTTAACCTGCAAGACTCGGCGCGCAAGCTGGCGGATGCTTATTCGCACCTCTCCAAGCGCTTCGGCAGCGGCGATGTTCCGCCGAAAACTGTCGAAGAATATTCCCCGAAGGTAGAGGCCGAGGGATTCAAATGGGACGAGTTCAAGGCCGACCCTGAGATGCAGGGATTCCTCAAGGCGGCGCACGCCAAGGGCATCACCAACGATCAGATGGGCTTCATCCTTGGCGAGTACATGAGCCGCGCACCGGTACTGGTGGGCGGTGCTGCCGAGTTGGATCAAGAGGCGGCGGCTACTGAGCTGCGCGGCACGTGGAAAACAGATGCGGAATTCCAGAAAAATATCGGGCTGGCACACCGCGCGTTTATGTCGCTGGCTGACCCTGCAGACCAAGGCAAGATGGACGAGATCGGCAACAACCCGATGGTTATCCGCATGCTGGCGAAAATCGGTGCGGAGATGGGCGAGGATACCACCGTTGGTAATGGCCAAATCAATCTCGAAGAGCAACAGAGCATCCGAGACCTGATGAAGTCCGAGGCTTACAGCAACCCGAAACACGCAGATCACGAACGTGTATCTGCCCAGGTGCGCGCGTTCTACCAGAAAACCTATGGCGACCAAACCGTCGCATAATCCGAGGAAAGACCAATGTCCGACAAAGAAATCGAGCAGGAAATCCAAGCCAAAGGCAAAACCGCGCCGCGCGTAACGCCTGACCATATCGAGAACGTTATCACCAGCGAACATTACTTCACTGGGTACGACGGCCGCATTGGCGCGTTGGCCAATAGGGAGGATATTCCCGCTGTAGAGCTTGATGACGCGAATCAGCTTCGCCTGCTAACGTTTTGCGTTCTGGTTTTAGAGAATGGCTTTACCGTCACCGGCGAAAGCGCCTGCGCCAGCCCTGAGAACTTCGACGCCGAGATCGGCCGCAAGATCGCCCGCGACAACGCTGTGCAAAAAATCTGGATGCTTGAGGGCTACCTGTTGAAACAGCGCATGCATGACGACGCACACCTGCGAGAACTGCTGCGCCAGAAAGAAGAGTAACAGCCTCCACACAACATCGAGCGCCAGCCTAACCGCTGGCGTTTTCATTTGGTCGGGATTCCGACCGCGCACACGCAACAAAATCACTCCAACAGCCCGGCGTGGTAGCCGGATACCTGATTCCCCGCTGACCGTATGCGCCAACCGGCCAGCGTTGAACCGAGCCGGGAAACCGATACCTCGCAGGCGATAATCTTTGGAGTGATAAAAATGGCTTTTGATCCGAACAAGAACATGATCACCGCCGCCTTTGTGCAGCAGTTCCATGATTCTTTCGAAATCGCATCGCAGCAGAAGGACTCGCGCCTGCAAGCTGCCGTACACGATCGCGGGATGATTACCGGCGCATCGTTCACCATCAACGATATGGGCACCATTGAGATGAACCCAATCACCGAGCGCTTCGGCGATACGGTTTGGGATCTGCCTGAAGCGGGTACCCGTAACGCGCTGATGGCGGACTACGGCGTGTTCGTGCCGGTGGAAAAACGCGATCTGCGCAAACTGATCGCCGACCCGCAGGGGCCATATCTGCAACTGACCCTGGCGGCCGCGAACCGCAAAAAGGACGACGTGATTTACCGCGCGTTGCTGGATACCGTTCTGCGCAAAACCTCGGACACTGGCGCCTATGCTCCTGTGGCGCTGCCGGCGTCTCAGAAGATTGTGGCCGGCGGTACCGGCATGACCAAGGCCAAGCTGATCGCCGCTAAGGCCATGTTCCGCCGCAACGAGTGTGACGAACAGAACGGCGAAGAGCTGTTCATCACGTACAACGCCGACATGCTGACGCAGATCCTGAGCGATACCACCCTGACCAGCGCCGATTACATGGCGGTGAAAATGCTGCAGGAAGGTGCGGTGTCCGGCAACTGGTTGGGCTTCAAGTGGTTGGCATACGAAAAACTGGACTCGGCCAGCTCCGGCGATCCGGCTGTCACCACCAAGACCGCCGCCGCCTGGTGCAAGTCCGCGGTGCATTTCGGTACCGGTGCAGAGTACAACACCGATATCGGCCCGCGCCGTGACAAGAACAACACCATTCAGATTTCTGTCGATGCGTCATATGGCGCCGGCCGCGCAGCCGAAAACAAGGTTGTCGCGATCGACTTCACCGCTTAATGCCAGCGCTCCTTTGCCGGGGATAACACCCCGGCCTTTTTCATGAGGTAACGCCATGGCTTCCAGTATTTCTATCTGCTCTAACGCACTGCTCGCGCTCGGCGCGCACCCGATCAACAGCTTTGACGAAAACACCGAACACGCCCGCCTGTGCTCAAATATCTACCCGACTGTGCGCAATGACCTGCTGCGCAAGCACCCATGGAATTGCGCGGTTAAACGCGTGGTGCTTTCACCCAGCAGCACGGCGCCGGCGTTTGGATTCGGTTTCCAGTTTCCGTTACCTGGTGACCTGATCCGCATCCTTTCCATCGGCGAAGATTGGGACGAAATCCCGTATCGCATCGAGGGCAAGAAGCTGCTGGCAAATCAGAACGTGATCCGCCTGCGCTACATCTTCCGCAACGAAGACGAATCGACCTGGGACTCGGCGCTGGTCAATCTGGCCGAAGCCACCATGGCGGCCAAGCTGGCCTATGCGGTAACGGCATCCGCCAGCCTGCGCGACAGCCTGACCCAGGAGGCTGCCTACCTGCTGCGCCAAGCCAAGGCTATTGACGGGCAGGAAGATCCGCCGGAAGAACTTGGCGGCTATCCAACTTACGATTCGAGGTTCTGACCGTGCGCGCCAACCTGATAAAAACCAACTTCACCGCCGGCGAGATTTCCCCGCGTCTCATGGGCCGCGTTGATATCGCGCGTTACGCCAACGGCGCCAAGCAGATCGAGAACGCTGTTTGTGTGGTACAGGGCGGGGTTATGCGTCGCCCCGGCACCCGTTACGCGGCTGCGGCCAAATATGGCGATCGCGGCGCCCGGCTGATCCCCTACGTTTTTAACCGCTCTCAGGCGTACGTTTTGGAGTTTGGCGACGGCTACATGCGGATTTTCCAGAACGGCGCGCAGCTGGTGAACGACGACAACACCCCGTATGAAATCGCTAGCCCTTACAGCTCCGCCATGCTGCCGGCCGTAAATTACGTTCAGGGCGCCGATACCATGTTTCTGGTACACCAGGGCGTTAAACCGCATCGACTGCAGCGACGCGGGCAACTTGATTGGGTGCTCGAGCCATGCCCGTTTATCGTTGAGCCGTTCGACGAAATTCGCGACACGCCGGAAAAATGGTGCAAGCCGTCAGTTAAGGAGTTTATAGGCTCAGAAATCACGCTGACGCTGAGCGACGACGAGCCACCGAAAGACAGCGAGGATCCGGCGCCATTCACCGGCCCCGGTTGGGTTGCCGAGGATGTTGGCTCATACGTCCGTATTAACAGCGGCCTGGTGCTGATCAAGAGCATCACCAGCGAGCAGATTGCCGTCGGCGTTATCCGCACTGACCTAACCGCCACACAGGCAGCGTCGCCGGGTGCGTGGACGCGCGAAGACACGGTATGGACTGACGAATACGGCTACCCTGGCGCCGTGACACTGCATCAACAGCGCCTCGTTCTGGCCGGCTCTGTCAGGTATCCGCAAACTATTTGGTTTAGTGAAACCGGCGTTTACCTGTCGTTTGAACTGGGTACCGACGACGATAAGGCGATCAGCTTTACGCTGTCTTCCGACCAGCTCAACCCGATTGTGCACCTGGCGCAAATGAACACGCTGATTGCGCTGACGTACGGCGGAGAGTTCACGATCACCGCCGGCAACGATGCGGCGATCACCCCGACAAATATCTCGGTGAAAAACCCCAGCCCCTACGGCTGCAACGGGATCCGCCCGGTGCGCGTCGGTACCGAAATCATGTTCGTGCAGCGTGCCGGCCGAAAGCTCTACGCCGTGGCCTATGATCCGGACAGTTTTGTTTCATATTCGGCCAACGATATGACGGTGCTGGCGGAACACATCACCGCCGGCGGCGTGATCGATATGGCGTACCAGCAACAGCCTGACGCCTTTATTTGGCTTGTACGCACCGACGGCGTAATGGTGACGATGGCAATCGACCGGGCTCAGGAGGTGATCGCCTGGTCTCGCCAGATCACCGCCGGCGGCTTTGAGTCCGTGGCGTCTATTCCGTCAGACAGCAACGACGTGGTTTACGCGCTGGTGCGCCGGGATTTCGGCGGTGAGCTAGTGCGCTATATCGAAGTGTTCGATTCGACGCTGTACACCGACGCCGCCGTAACCGGCAGCAGCGAGGCCGGGGCGACGACGTGGGCAGGGTTAAATCACCTCGAGGGGCAGACTGTCGATGTAGTGGCTGACGGTTCTGTGATGCCTGCGCAGGTGGTTTCCGGCGGGCAGATCACACTGACACGAAAAGCCAACCGCGTGGAAATCGGCCTGCATTTTGAATCCACCATCCAAACGCTAACGCCAGAAGTAGGCACCACCGAGGGGACAACGCAGAGCGCCAAGAAACGCACCAGCGAAGTGACGATGCGATTCCTCGAAACCACTGGCGCCGAGTGCAACGGCCAGGTGATCCCGTTCCGTACATTCGGCCCGAAAATCCTCAATCAGCCGGCGCCGCTGTTCACCGGCGATCACTTCTTCGGAAAGCTGGGCTGGGAAAAGGGCGAGGACACGCTGCTTATCCAGCAGCGCCAACCGCTGCCGTTCCACCTTCTGGCCATTATCACCACTTTCACCAGCAACGGGGGCTGACAATGATCCGCAACGCAACCGCCGGGGATATCCCGGCACTGATTGAGCTTGGCGCCCGCATGTACCTGGAATCGCGCTACGCGGAAACCTCGCCATTCGACGAGCAGAAATGCGCCGAGCTGGCGCAACACCTGATTGCCGCTCCGGGTGGGTGCGTGCTGGTGGCCGAGCGCGACAGTCAGGTGATCGGCTGGCTGGCCGGTGGCATCGCCGAGCAGTGGTTTTCGCGCAAGCTGATGGCGTTCGAGTACGGGCTGTTTATCGCGCCTGAACACCGCGGCGGATCTGCCGGCCCGCGCCTGGCTAAAACCTTTATCGCGTGGGCCGCTGACAATGGCGCCGCCGTTATCAATATGGGCATCACCACGGGCGTACACGAAGAACGCACCGGCGCGATGTATGAACGTCTTGGCCTGTCGCGTACTGGCCTGTTGTATTCGAAGGAGATTTGATTATGTGCACAGGTGTGGAAATAGCGCTGGTTGCATCATCGGTGCTGGCTGCCGGCGGCGCTGCTGCAAGCGGTATCCAGCAGCAGAAAATGGCGAACTACCAGGCGGATCAGGCGAACGCAGACGCCGAGGCCGCACGCGCATCAGCGCGCGTACAGGCCGACAGAATACGCAAGGCAGGGCGTGAGCAGGCCGCACAGGCAAACGCGGCGCTGGCGGCGTCGGGCGTAGAAACTGGCGAGGGTACGGCGCTGCGCATCACGTCCGGCATCACCGGCGACGCCGAGCAGGACGCATACACGACGATCCTGAACGGCATGAACACCGGCGCGCGGTACAACGCGCAGGCGCAGGCCGACCGACTCAGCGGCCGCAATGCGGCGACGTCCGGCTATATCAACGCGGGCAGCTCGCTGCTGTCCGCTGCCGGCACCGGTTACTCCGGCTGGAAAAAAGCCAATCCAACAACGACGACAAACACCGGCACCGCGGCGTCGAATAACATGTTCTCAAATATGGGGGTGCGCTGATGCGGATACCAACCGGAAATTTTGGCAATGTGACGCCGGAGGTTAATCCTACTCGAGTCGATGTTAGGGGGGCGGGTGCAATTGGTGGTGCAGTATCTGGCCTCGGCGTCGCTGTAGGACAGGCCGCTGGCGATATTCAGCGCGTCCAAGATAAAGCAGATTTGGCAGCGACTCAGGCGATCCTTACCGACCTTGAAGCGAAGTCTAACGATCGGTGGGAAAACCCCGAAACAGGCGCGCTTGTTACACGGCAGGGGTTCAATTCCGCTGGCGTCGGCGTTGACATGGATAAGCAAGACGCAACCGATTATGACGAGGCCAGAAAAAGAGTACCTCCAAGCCAGCAAATTTACTTTGATGCGCAGTGGAAAGCCGCGCAAATCCGCCGTGCCAGCACATATAAAAATTTCGAAATCAGCCAAACCGCATCTGCTCAGCGCCAACAGCTTAACGCCACGGTGCAAAATTCGGTAGAGCAAGAGGCTTCGGCCTTTGACGATCCTCAAGCGGCGGGGCTGATTCGTGGAGCGCGGCGCCATTCGATCGAGCTATATGGCCAGGCGCAAGGCTGGTCTGCAGATCAAATTACTGCGGCAGTGTCTGAGGCAAATCAAAAGGCCATGGAATGGCGAGCGCAAAACTATGCCATAAGCAACCCCACCGGATGGCTGAACGGGGATTTCATGTCCAACAGCGGCGCCGGATTGGATATGCGGGCAATTTCGATAGTTGAGTCCGGCGGGAAGCATTTTAATGCCGACGGAAGCATAGTCACTTCATCAGAGGGTGCGCAGGGGAAATATCAGCTGATGCCGGCCACGGGCAAAGAGTTGGCAGCCAAGCGCGGACTGCAATACGACCCGAAAGACGAACAGCAAAACGCGCTGCTGGCCAGCGATTACGCCAACGAGCTTTATGGTAAATATGGCTCGGAGACTTTGGCAGGTGCGGCATATAACTGGGGGCAAGGCCGCGTTGATAAGTTGATCGATAAGATTGGCGATCCGCGAAAAGGTGAGGTTTCCGAAGCTGAATTTATTCGCAATCTCCCGGCGGAGACTCGCGGCTGGCTGGCGCGGTACCGAAAAAACAAAACCGGACTCGATCCGGTATCGGTGAATAAAATCGACAGCATGGCTGAGGCGCAGATAAAAGAACAGCGCACAGCGGTTCGCAATCAAATTGACCCGATACTAAACAACACCATGTCGCAGCTATACAACGGTGAAGTGCCAGATGCCATGCCAGACAGGGCCACAATTCAATTTGCGTATGGGCCGCAGGGTTCAAGCATGGTGAAGCAGCTCGGCATCGCCATCGACAGCGCGCGAACGTTCCAGGCCATTCAGTACATATCGCCGGCGCAACAGCAGCAGGAGCTTTCGAAGGTAAAGCCGCAGGTTAACGATCCGGACTACGCGATAAAGATGGACGCCTACGGCAAACTCGCCGCCCTGGTGCAGAAAAGCAACACGGCAATTCAGGCTCAGCGCGACGCCAGCCGCTTCAACGATGCGCTATTGATGGGCGAGAAGCTCGACCCCACAGACAAATCAATGCAGAAAGCGGCCGACTCAACGCCAACGGCGCAGAACTTCCGCATTAACGACGCCAGCACGCATGACGCTGTTGTGCAGCAGGTTGCGCAAACCGGGATTATCCCCGAGAAGGTCACCACGCAGCTAACGGCTATTTCTCGGGCAAAAAGTCCGGAGGTCGTGAAGCAAGGCGCTGAACTGTTCAGCCGGCTGTACGACACGGATCCTGCCTCTGTCGGTGATATGCCGAAAGAGATGCAGGGTTTTTACATGACAGTTAAGCAAATGACTGACGCGGGTATGAGCTCAGCCGATGCTGTGCAGCATGCCCAGGATGTCACTTATAACCAAAATGATGCCCTTAGAAAGCAGTTGTCAGCAGATCAAAGCACGAGTCCCTATAAAAAAGAACGTGATGAGGCCATGAAATCCGCGAGGGATACCATGACCCAGTTGTTTCGGTGGGACCCGTCAGCCGACGATAAAACGCCGGATGCCGCGGCATTCCGCGCGGATTACCAGTCTCTTTACGACATTAACTACCGGACTACCGGCGGGAATGCTAAAGCAGCACAAAAGTTGACCAATCAACAGGTATCTAAAAACTGGATGATCAGTACGGTAAATGGTACCGCACAATTTATGAAATATGCCCCAGAGGCTCTATATAACCACGGCCCGGCGGGGTGGCAAGCTTCTCAATGGGAAGAGGAAAAACAACGGCTTATGTACGGAGAACGTAACGACACAATAGTAACCAGTGGCGCAAAGCTTGGCATCACTTCTGGGCGTACTGCATTTGTCGAAACAAAAACGCCTGAGCCTAAGATTGGGGGTGAGCTGGAAATTGTGCCGGATGTATCCACCCCCAGAAGTGGAGACTACGCCATTTGGGTTAAAACTGAAGATGGGGCCCCGCGTCCGTACTACAACAAATACGGCCAAGCTATGCGCTGGAGACCCTCCTTGCAGGATTGGGAACCTTACCAAAAAATGCAAAAAGAACGAGAGGAAAAGGGTCTGTCAGAACGGGAAAAAGGTCAAGAGATCCGAGACTTTAAAGAAAAGCATCGGGCACTTGATGAAATGTATAAGCGCCTACATGACGAGCGAGTCAACCGTCAAAAGCAATATTTTTCATGGAGTTATGAATAATGCCAATCTACGCCTCGCCAGATGAGTTTAAAAACGGCTATGCGCCCGCTGGAAGCGTGGTTCCTCAGCCTGAAACATTGCCGGAGGGAGTCAACCCCAAGCCGCCAGAAGAACAGCCTTCTGTATGGGGCGCTGCGTTTCGTAAAAATAATATGCTGGCTGGACTTTATCTCAAGCCACCGCAATTCGAACCCGTTGAGGGGTATAACCCCTATGCTGACAAAAGTGAACTTGAGGGCTACGATTTGCGCGCCACTGCGTTTGCTGAGTCGCGCTCTCCGCAGGAAACGGCATGGATAAAACAGCAAATCGATGAAGAGGATCAAGACAGTCGAGTTGTTGCGGAGGCCGGGTTAATGGGCGGTCTGGCAAGCGTTGCGGCGACAGCGCTTGATCCGACGATGGTAGCCTCAATGTTTATTCCTGGTGCGCAAGGTAGCGCGCTGGCGCGCATTGGCTCGCAGGTGGCCATTGGTGCAGCAAGCACCGCGGTCAGCGAGATCGCGTTGAACAACCAGCAGATTACCAGGACTCTGGGTGAAAGCGCGGGCCATATTGCTGCGGGTACGCTATTGAGCGGTGTTTTCGCTAGCGCTGGCGCAGCTATATCCCCGGCCGTGAGAAAGGCCGCTACCAGAGAGGTCGGCGACGCTCTGGATAACTTGAGCGTCACCAGCGCGGTGGACAACGCCGCCGCCTCTCTGCCGGAAGGAGGGAGCGTTGGCGCCGCCCGCATAAGCGAGGCGACGCTGGAAGATTTGACGCCGGTATCAGGTGGGGCGATTGGCACGTTCGCCCGTAAAGCCGGCAGCTACCTGACGCCGGTCACGCGCTTGATTGAGTCACCATCCAAGACCGCCCGCCGCACTGCGCTGGAGCTGGCAGAAAACAACTTCACGCTTGAGGGGAACCTGCGTGGCATTGAGACGCCGATCGCGGCCGAAACCCGCGTTCGTGGTTGGCGTCGTGAAGAGGCCGCGGTCGTAGTAACCAACAAGCAGGCCTATGCGAAATATAAGGCCGATGGCGGCGATCTCGGTTTCGCCTCATTTCGGGAAGAAGTGGGTAACGCCATGCGCAACGGCGACATTCACGGCAATTCAGCGGTGCAGGATGCGGCGCGTGCGATGCGCCAGGTGGTGGATAGGGTGAAGGTGGCGCAGCAGAAACTTGGCCTTTTACCCGCAGACGAAGAGCTTAAAGCTATTGGGCAAACCAGCTACTTCCCACGCGTTTACAAAGTCGGGAAGATCATCAGTGAGCGCGATAAGTTTCGCAACATGCTGGTAGATTGGTGGTCTCGCGGTGAAAAAACCATGTCGCGTGAAGAGGCTGAAATTACTGCTGACGCGACCATTAACAAAATCGTGGGCGCCAAAATTCCGCAGGATTTCGCCAACGTGTTCACGGTCAAAGCGGCCGGCAGCACCAGGTCGAGAACGCTTAGCGTTCCTGACCGACTGATGAAAGACTATCTGGAAAGCGACGCTAATTACGTCCTGCAGCGCCATATCCGCGAGGCGTCGGCGGAAGTCGAGTTAACCCGCACTTTCGGGAATAAGAGTCTCGATAAGCAGTTGAAGGACATTCAGGACGAATACGACGCGCTGATGCGAAGCAAGCCAGCCGAGCAGGCAAAATTGGCGAAAGCCAGGGACAATGATATTCGCGATATAACCGCGCTCCGCGACCGGCTGGTTGGCACCTATGGCATGCCTGACGATCCATCGTCGTTCTTTGTGCGCGCTGGCGCTTTCCTGCGTAGCGCCAACTTTGTCACGAAGCTGGGCGGCATGACCGTTTCGGCCATCCCAGACTTGGCTCGCGGCGTGATGGTGAACGGCTTTAGCAACTCAATGCGCGGTTACTCTGCGCTGATCAGCCGTTCGCCGGCATTCAAAGCCAGCCGGGCCGAGATGCAGAAAATGGCGGTTGGTCTGGAAACCATCTTGCATACGCGGGCGCGCACGATGGGAGACCTGGTGGACAGCTCGTCGCGTACTACGGCCGTAGAGGCCGGCATGGAGCGTGTTACCGATGTGTTCGGCAAGCTGACGCTGATGGGGCATTTCGACGACGTGAACAAGTCGGTAAACGGCATGATAACGTCGGACAGTATTCTATCTGGAGCGGCCGCCGCGAAGAAACTGGCGAAGCTCGGGATCAACCCCAACATGGCCGGCCGAATCCGCAGCGAGTTCCAGAAACACGGTGAGGTGATCGACGGTTGGCATATTGGTAATTTTGAAAAATGGGACGATCAGCACGTTGCCGGCGTATTCCAGTCGGCGGTATTAAAGGACGTCAACAACACGGTTATTACGCCTGGCATCGGTGACACGCCATTATGGGCCAGCACCCCGTTGGGTAAGACGGTATTCCAGTTTAAATCCTTCGCCACGGCGTCGTATAACCGCGCCACGCTCGGCGGCCTGCAGGAGGGAACGGCGCAATTCTACTATGGCACCGCTTTCCAGGTTGGCCTTGGCGCGCTGACGTATGCGTTGAAACAGGCCGCTAACGGGAAGGATATCGATACATCCCCGCAAAAGCTGGTGCTCGAAGGTCTGGATCGGTCGGGTATTCTCGGGCCCCTGATGGAATACAACAACATGGCGGAAAAGGCATCGGGCGGCATGGTTGGCCTGGGGGCAATTTTCGGGACTGGAACACAGTCACGATACGCCAGTAGGGGGTTCATAGGGTCGGCACTGGGGCCAACCTTCGGCTTGCTAGATACGCTGACTGACGTTACATCCGGCGTGCTGAACGGCGACGCCGGTGATCGAGTTATACACAATGCCCGCACGCTTTTACCGGGCAATAACCTGTTCTGGATAGCACCGCTGATTAACCAGATAGACCCTGGGATGCGTTAATTCCCGTGACACCTATAGTAACTTAGGGCACTTATAATAACGCAGTATACCGATAACGTAGACTCTTGATATACCCATGGATTCTACGTTATTTAGGTTTACATCTTTATCAGACAGTAGACTGTCCACGACATGCTCAGCAAAGTTTGGAGTAAGCCTTGTCCCTTTTGGTAGGCAGTATGGGATTTCCGTGTCATTTTTTGCTTTTTGGAATTGGCTAATTTCATTAACCCCAGAAGCAACGCCCATTAGATATGTGCTAATCATATCCTTTGCTCTTTTAGCGCCCTCTGCATCAGATGATGTGGTTAAGTGTTTCAGCTCCTTATACATAGCCACAGTAAACTCAGCATGTGATATTGATGGTAGTAATGTGAATATGATGGTTGCAATCGATAGTGAAATTTTTTTCATTTCTGCTACTCAGAATGTAATAATATTGCGCATGTTACTATTTATAAAATCAGTTTCCTATCAACAAATCCAAGCCGTGACGCGACACGCTTCGCTTGCCTCAATCCTTTCACTATCGTATAGTCACAAGGCAGCGGCAAAATCCGCTGCCGGGATTGGTCTCCCGGAACTGAAACCGCGACAATAGACACGCCGCGAGCGTGTTTTTTATTGTTGCTCGCATAGTTACATCTCTATGGTGGGCTGTGTGGGGGCGCTTCGGCGCGCCGGGTGGTTTCTCCGGTAGACCAACCCTGCACAGTTCACCACCAGTTGATTGGTCTCGACGGTGGTGAAAAAACTCAAGAAACCACAAGAGGGTGTCGCTATGGCAACTCAACTTTCTTTTCACGATCATCAATTTTCCGCAATCACGCGCAATAATCAAATCTGGCTATCCAGCAAAGATATCGCCAAGGCTCTCGGTTATGCGAAAACTAATGCTATCACCCACATCTACAATACGAATACCGATGAATTTACATCAGGCATGACCGAGATAGTCGAATCGAATACCTCGGGGAATCTCAAGTGCCGTAGCCGTATTTTTTCTCTGCGTGGCGCTCACCTGATAGGCATGTTCGCCCGTACCAAATTAGCTAAAGAATTCCGCAAATGGGTGTTGGATATTCTCGATCAGGAGATTGGTGCTGTAACAAATGAAATGCCACCTGAACAGACCACCACCTACAGCCGCACACCACTGCGCGACGCAGTTAATATGCTGGTGGGCAAAAAGGGGATGATGTACCCCGACGCGTACAGCCTGATTCACCAGCGCTTTGGCGTGCAGCATATCGATCAACTGAGCCAATCGCAGATGCTGGAGGCGATAGAGTATATCCACTGCCTGCTGATTGACGATCACCACCCTAACGCCGTACCGATGAATGGCAGAATACTTACCACATTCCGCAATGGTGAGATGGTGGGGCAGCGTTTTGTTCGCGATGATGAACACGTCGCAACCCTGCCTGCATTTATGGACATAGCTCGTCGAGCGCATTATGTCGTTATTCATGAAGACGACGCGGCGCCTTTGGTTAGAATCCTAACGAATAACCCACCAGTTGAAAGACGGGGAAAATTAATCACTCAATTTTAATGCAAATAAAACAGTGAGATATACGTCATGATTAAATCAATCGATCTTTCAGACAGGTCTGTAACACTGGTGGGATTGAAAGAGGTTATCGAAGACTGCCAGCATATTCTTGACTCAGTAAACACAAGCGACAAAAACAGCCAGAATCTTGTTGATTTGGTAAAAGATAAACTTTCAATGGTAGAGATTGAGCTTTCGGAGCTACAGAAAAGGGAATAGTCAGGAAACCGACCAACCACCCGCCACATCATAGCCCCATGACAACCATGGGGCTTTTTTATGCACAACGATTACAAAACCCGCCTTACCGCGCTGAGTGACAAGTTAACCGACGTCGTGCTCGAGGAAGCCGATCCGGATACCTGGCCGGGCGCCGACAAACCACTCGACAAACACACGAAGCAGGAGCGCGGCGATCGCTACTGGTGCAAGAAGAACGCGGCGGCGTCGCTCACGCTGCTGGTGAAGGTACATTCGCTGATCGGCATGCACACGCGAGGCGGCACGCCGAAAGACGGCGACGAGCCGGACGATGAAGCATTTCGCCTTGGGCAGCAGGTATCCGCCGCTGAGCGCGCGGCGCAGGAAGTTCTCGATCGTATCCAGCAGCGGAAAAAATGATTTCGTTCGTCGCCTTTTTCATCATGTGGGCGGAGCGGATGGGGTGGGATGTTCCCGACTGCCATTACCGTGCCGCGCACTGGTTAGAACACCGTGGAAACCTCGCGGTGCTTCGTTGTTTCCGTGGCTTCGGTAAATCAACCATATTGGGGGTTTACAACGCCTGGCGCTATTACTGCGATCGGCAATACCGAATCCTGCACCAATCCGAGTCCGACACGACGGCCAGAAAGACCAGTCGAGATACGCAGAACGTTTTGCGTAATCATCCCCTGACAAAAGGGATGCTGCCCGATGGCATCGGCACAATCGAACAATGGTGGGTTAACGGCTCGCTGGATATGCGTAACGCCAGCATGTTTGCTAAAGGCATTTTGTCCAACGTGACAGGCGCCCGCGCCAACGAATGCCAGAATGATGACGTCGAGGTTCCTGGGAATATTCAGACACCTGAAGCACGGGAGAAGCTACGCTATCGACTCAGCGAGCAAACCCACATCCTGATCCCTGGCGGTAGAAAGCTGTTTATCGGTACCCCGCACACGCACGATAGCCTGTATGACGAAAAAGAGGCAGAAGGGGCTGATTGCCTGACGATAAAGCTTTTTGAGAAAGAGTACCGCGTCGAGGCGAAATCCGCGAATAAGAAAACCTACCGCCTGCCTTTTGCCCCAGAATATGTTTTTGTCGGCATCCACAAGGCTGCAAGGTTACTGATCGAAGGGCGAGACTACCGTCTGACTGATGGCGGCATAGAGTTTGCTGCGCCACCTGAAACTGTCGTGGATTTTTACGCCGGGTGCGCGTGGCCTGGTCGTTTCGATCATGATGAATTGCTGCTGCGCCGGAAAGAGTGCCGCACAGTCAACGAATGGGATAGCCAGTACCAGCTGCACAGTAAACCTGTCGCGGAGGTTAGGCTGGATCCAGACCGCATCCGCGAGTACAACGTGCAGCCCGAAATCCGGTACGCGAACCGTACCGCCTCTATGTGGTTGGGCAGCCAGCAGATTGTTGGTGCCGTCGCCTGGTGGGACGTGGCCACCGGCAAAGCGAAAGCGGATGCCAGCGCCTTTTCTCTGGTGCTGACCGACGCACGCGGGCACCTGTACTGGCATGTGTGTCAGGAGATGATCGGAGATCTTGCCGAGTTCGACGAGCGCGACAAAATCACCGGCGGCCAGGTGGTGCAGATCCGCGAGCTGGTAATTCGGTACCAGATACCGCAGGTTGTGGTTGAAGTAAACGGACCCGGTAGCTTCGCCGGCAAGCTGCTCCGCCAGGCGCTGAAAGGTACGGGGTGCGGGGTGCGGGAAGAGTTCACCATAACCAACAAGCAAAAACGCATCCTCGACGCATTCGAGGCGCCGCTATCGTCCCGTTTCCTGTGGGCACATAGCGACGTTCTCGACGGGCCGGCCTACGACCAAATGCGAGATTTCAACCCGGCGGTAACCAACCAGCCGGACGACTTTATCGACTCAGGAGCGGGGGCTATCAGCGAAACGCCGGTGCGAATCGGTAAATTGGTCGGGAAACCGACCGCTCAGGGGCGGGAAGATTGGCAGCCAACAGATGGCGATCATGAGGTCGCAGTGGACTATTAAAACCGAGGCTGCCTTATGTCGGTACCTAACCAGACCCCATACAACATTTATACGGCCAACGGCCTGACAACTGTTTTCCCATACGAATTTTACCTGCTGAATGCCGGTGATTTGGCTGTATCCCTCAATGGCTCAGTGATCACTTCCGGCTATACGATTTCCGGCGTTGGCAACGTGGATGGCGGCGATGTTTCATTTCTGACCCCGCCGGCGAATGGCGTTACCGTTATGATTGAGCGCGTGATCCCTACCTATCGCCTGACCGATTACCAGAACAACGGCGATCTACTGGCAGATACCGTAAACAAGGATTTTGATCGGCTGTGGATGGCCATTCAGCAGGCGTTTATTTATCTTGGCCTTGCGCTGACGCGCCCGTTGCTTGGCGGCCCATTCAATGCAAAAGGGTTCCGAATCGAAAACCTCGGCAATCCGGTTAATGGTTCAGATGCGGCAACCAAAAATTACGTTGATGAAACAGGGAAAACCAATCTTCAGCGGGTATTGCGATTCCCTGAAAACGTAGCTGCGATGCCTGATGCTGAAACGCGTGGTCATTCACTCCAGGGCTATACCGAAGAGGGTAGACCAACCCCCGTATTTTCGATGACTGATACTGCCGATCTTGCGTTAAAACTTGCCAGCACCGGCGGGGCGGGGCTGGTTGGTTTTGACATTGAAAAGACTTACCCAATTGCAACCATTGGCCACCAGTTCACTAATATTTTTAGCAATGCACAGCACCTTGAATTTTATTACGACAAGCTTGGCGATTGGGATGAGGCATATTTTCAAGCCCAGATGAACGTATTCCGCCTTGGGTTTTCACCTGAGGTGCTGCTTCCTGGCGGAGTTGTCGATATTTACAGGCCGTTTTTCGGCGGTCCTGCAATTGGTGACCTGATTCACGCCCGCCATCCAGAGCTTGGCCTGTATAACGGGGATGGAACTTATAAGGGGACGTGGCCACTTATTCTTAAGGGTGTCTACAAGAAGAATGAGGACGGGTTAACTAACCCGTATACAGGGACACAAATTGTTTTCCACGGATGCGCAGACCAAAACGATAACACATGGCATGATTTCGGCGTAATACATTCTGCGCCTACAAATCTATCTGAGAGACGCGTTCCTGTACCAGTGAAACAGTGGTTTGGGACGGTTAAGGTTGATGACTTAAATATCCGTGTCCTTAACCGAGATAATAGTCGCCATGGTAAATGCCACGGCATCTATAGCTTCTACGGTCCAAAGAGCGAAGTTAATAAAGTCGTCGTCTACCAGCCCTATGGTGGCGGGATTATATGCGATCTGATGTGGGATTCTGCACTTCGCGATTGCGTTTTGCTACAGTGTGGCCGTATGAGCCCTAACATTGGTGATTATCAATCCGCGAAGAATGTTGACATAAAATATCAAACCTATGCCCCGCTGCACATTCTATATTCTGCAACAGGCTCCGATAACAGCAACTTCATCAGAATCGAAAACTTCCACTTCGAAGACAATTATCATTCTGTAGCTGACGTTATCGTCAGTGGTGACTCATCGCCGATCCACATCATCAATAGCCACCACGAAACTGATCGCGCGGCGGGCGTCCCGGCTGTGGTTAATGGTGGCTTCAAGAAGCGGCTTGCCGCTGGCACCGTTGGCGTTAGGTACATGGGGCAGGACTCCGAGCCAGGGTTTGACTATACCGCCGGACCATTTACTGCGCGCGGCGGATACCTGCATGCAGACGGCGCCAATGGTTATCAACTGGGTTATGACGATGTGTATTACGGCGGCCGTTACACAGGCGCGATACTTGAAAATATTAAATTCCCGAACTCTGGCGGCATTAAGGTAGCGGCAGGGAATACTGCATGCACCGTGGTGGCGTCTAACAGCACTTTCACAGATATCAGTTTTAGTGGCGGTAACGAAAGTTTTTGCCCGCTAAAAATGTCTAACTGCAATATCAAATCGTTGACAATGAGTTATGCATACGGATTTAAATTGTCAAACGTTGAAGTCGAGTCGTCTATAACGCTATCAAATATGTATGTAAACCCTAATGGCGTTTGTGGTTTTAGTAATGTTTCATCCGCAAGTTTCACCGGAATTATTAGCTATGGTACGGGTGACTTAACATTAACATCACCATCGGTTAAGTCAGAAATTGTCTGTTACTTCGGGAGTGTAAATATTCCGCGTTATTCGTACTACAACAATGTGATTTTAGGAGGGGCGCCGTAATGGGTGTTCGACTCGGTGCTGTTACACAGTTGCCATCATGCAATCTAAACTCGGTAATTATTCCGGGTGATTATATATTGCCTGCTGAAAATACGTATACAAACCTTCCCCCAGATTTGGTGGGTAAGTTTGTTTCAATGCGTGTTGAGTATGAAAACTTCAACACCACGCTGTTATCGCAACAGTTGGCTCCAACAGTTGAGGCGAAATCTTTTTACAAGCGGACAGGTTCGCAGACCAGCGGGTCATTACTGCATGGTGTGTTTGGATTTGGCGCCTATTACGTATTCAACGGGACAATAGTTTAAGGGGGAATAATGTCATTCGTTATCAGGAAAAAGCTTCAGGTAAATAAGTCATACCCAGATTTGTTGCTGGAAATCCCTGGCGGAACCGAGGAAACGGACGTTACGTATGAGGTGATCGCACTCGAGCGCATGGCTGGGACAAGTGCAACTGTCTGGTACACGTTTTCCGTCGGTGGCGTTACGTCTGGATGGAAACTGACCTTTGACTTCATCTATAGCGGTGTTGGCAATCCTCTTGATGAGGGCGAGCGCGCGCTGAAATCTTCTTTAGGCGCGCCATAATTCCCCGCGGGGTGGGGTATGAAAATGGAAAAAATCACTACTGGTTTATCTTATGGCGCCTCTGGCGGTGGCGCTGCCTTCTGGTTTACCCAGCTACTTGATGGTTATTCACCAGAGCAGTGGGCAGCCATAGGCGTTCTTGGCGGCCTGTTTTTCGCGTTTCTCACCTGGCTGATGAACCTTTATTTCAAGATTCGCGAGGATCGCCGCCGTGAACGCATGGGGAGGGTTGCCGATGAGCAAGCTGAATAAAACCGGTGCCGCCGGCGCCGTCTGTTCTGTAGCGGTAATCATCGGCCTGGTGTTGTCGAGCGGAGAAGTAAAAACCAGCCGAGCCGGCCTAGAACTGATCGGCAATGCCGAGGGATGCCGCCGAGACCCGTACAAATGCCCCGCTGATGTGTGGACGGATGGCGTTGGCAATACGCACGGCGTTAAACCTGGAGCGCGCAAAACCGATCAGCAGATCGCCGCAGACTGGAAAAAGAACATCATCGCGGCTGAGCAATGCGTTATTCGAAACGCAGCAGGCGACAAGCTGCGACAAGGTGCTTTCGATGCGGCGGTTAGCCTGACATTCCGTGTCGGCTGTGGCACAGCTCAAAAATCTACGTTGTTCCAGTTATCGCGTCAGGGAAAAGTAGACGAGTCGTGTGAGCAGTATCCTCGCTGGGTGTACGCGGCTGGCAAAGTTTTGCCCGGCTTGGTGACGAGAGCAGGTAAGGAGCGCGCGCTATGCCTGGCAAAATAATGTCTGCGGTGGTGATCCTGCTGGCGCTGGCTGCCGTTGTCGGCGCTGGCGCCTGGTTGGCTGGGCGTCACTACCAGCCAACGATTGAACGGCTCAACGACGCGCTGACGCAATGCAAAGCCAGCAACAAGCAACAGGCAGCGACGATCGCCAGCCAGAACGCAGGCATAACGTCGCTACAGCGTAAACAGGAAGAGATGGAAGCCAAGGCCAGGGCAGCACAGGAAAAAGCTCGCAGGGAGGCGCAGAGCAACTATGAGAGGGCAAACGAGGTTATGGCAGAGCGAACCACAGGCGAAGCGTGCGCCGCCGCATCGGCCGCTTTCGACGCTGAGCTGCGCCGGGAGCGTGCGCAATGAAGAATCTGTTCATTGTTTCCGCCCTGGCATTGGCCGGCTGCTCGAGCGCGCCGCCAGCTCCGTCCTACGTTGAAGTGAAAGTACCGATGGCCGTACCATGCAAAACGGCCGACGTTGCGCGCCCGGCGTTCGCTGTTGACCAGTTGCCGATTGGTGCACCCATCGACATGCAGATGCGGGCATTGCGTGCTGAACGTCATCAGCGCATCGGCTATGAGCTTGAGCTGCTGGCGGCGAACGAAGCCTGCAAATAATTTTCTTTCCTGAGTCATCATAGCCATAGCGCCAGTATACGACTCGGCGCTTTTCTATCTCTCCCATGAATGATTATACTGTATGGGTATACAGTATTTTGTTGTGAGGTAAACACCATGGGAATGATGCCAAAATTTGCCAGCCCGGCAGCAGACTACGTTGAACGCCGCTTGAGCCTTGACGAGATCTGCATTTCAAAACCGAGTGCCACTTATCTGCTACGCGCCGCTGGCCAGGCGCTGGCAGTCGGTATCCATGCCGACGCTTTGCTCGTTGTTGATTCGTCAGCGACGCCGGTGCACGGCAGCATTATCGTAGCCGCCGAGGAGGGCGCGCATGTGCTGCGCCGGCTTCGTCTTTACCCGTATCGCGCGCTTGAGTTTCTCGACGGCTCCGGCCGGGAAACTGAGCTCGGTAACGAAGACTCGGAAGAAGGGATCGAGGTGTTCGGCGTGGTGATGTATTGCGTGAACGATATGCGAACGTGCGAGTGGGATGATTTACCGGTAATCTGAAGTCATTATCGCGCGTAAGTTATTGTTTAATAGTGACTGAAATTGTCGTTTTTTGTGGTGTAATGTAGTGTGTTATTTAATCGGATTGAATCGTTACATCATGATTTTACAGTGTTTTATGATATATTTTGCTTCTTTTGGCGAGAAA